GTATGTTTTCATGTCATCTGACATAGTAACATCTGATAAAGCATAGAAGTCAGTCTCAGCTAAAAGAGCATCTCTTCTAGATCTAAGGTTAGCCTGTGCTCTAGCAAGAGCACCATCTTCCCATGTTTTCTCTTCAGCATCCCTAGCTGTTTCTTCTGCAGCTGTGAACTGTACTACGTTTCCATTTATATTATGATATCTTGGCATTGTTTCTCCTTAATTAATTCCGTATAAGCAAATATCTCCACTATCCATGTTGCCACTTTCTAATGAAAATTGAACAGCATCTATTGCACTTGTAGTGTTGCAATATCCTCCTGTGTATCCTCCAGCTGTATAATCACTTTGTTCTGCTTCATTAACTCTTGCTATAAAATGTTTAACAAAAGTAGTAGAGCTTGGATTAAAAAGATGTAAATAACCACTAACAGCTTGATCGTTATCATTACCAATATTACCACATAAAGGTTGAGCACTAGTTCCTTGTGCTAAATCTCTTGATGTAATATATGCAATACCAGCATCAGAATCACCTTCATTATGATAATCAACAAAATGTGTAGTTGTTTTTGTAACATTATAATTACTTCCACCATCTATGCTAAAATTTACTCTTAATTCTACACCATCAGTAGCTGGGTGAATATTATTAAATGTAAATAAATATTCCTTGTAAGTATTATCTAAAACAACTGAACTTGACCCATCAACAAAAGATAAAGTAGAAGAACTAGAAGCTGTTAGCTTTTTAATAAATGTCATAGCACCACTACTAAGACTACCAAATGCAGTTGCGTTCTTTACTCCATTATTTGATAATTTAACTATGCTCATTAACTATCCTTAATTCCATAGAGTTTGATTGTACCAGCATCTATGTTGCCACTAGACATTTTAAATTGTACTGCATCAACTGCTGACGTTGTATTACCATAACCAGCTACAAAATGGTTCATTGAATAATTACCTGAATAAGCATTATTAGTATTAGACATAAAATGTTTTACAAATGTTGTTGATGATGGATTAAATAAATATAATGTTCCACTTATTGCTTGGTCATTATCAGCACCTAACTCTCTAGCTATTTTTTGAAATGAAGTGCTTTGTGCTAAATCTCTACTTGCACTATAATTAACTGATTGATCATTTTGATCTTCAGAATGAATTGCATCAAAAAAAGTTGTAGTTTTTGTAACATTATAATTACTGCCAGTATCTGCACTCATATTAAAAGTAAAATCTGCTGTATCAGTTGCTGGATGGCAATTAATAAACTTAAATAAATAAATAGGATATGTGCTATCTAAGACTACATCTGAACTTCCATTTACAAATGACAATGTACCACTAGAACTAGCTGTTAAAGTTTTAATTAATGTCATAGCACCAGCAGGGAAACTAGCAGCACTTGTTACACTACTTATACTGTTATTATTATATTTAACTAATGCCATATAATTTTATTGTCCCACTATCTATGTTTCCAGATGACATACTAAATTGAACTCCATCAATAGCTGCTGTAACATTACAATAACCAGCAACAAGCCATCTATAACTAGCATCATTTTCATGTGCTGTTTGAGTATCTGAAATAAAATGTTTTACAAATGTTGTAGAACTTGGATCAAATAAATGTAAAGTTCCTACTGTACAATGATCGTTATCTGTACTTATACCTTGTGCAATTTTTAAAGCACCAGTTGATTGTTGTAAATCATGTTCTGCTTCATAAGCTACTGCCGCTGTACTATCATCTTCAAAGTTGTAAGTTCTAAAAAGTGTTGTGGTTTTTGTTGCATCAAAAGCTGATGAGCCATCTCTAAAATTTACTTGAAAATAATTAGATCCTTGAGCTGATCCATGAATATCTATAAACTTAAATACATATTCTTTGTAAGTAGAATCAATACCACTTGTAATATCTAAAGTTGATGAACTAGATGCAGTTGATGTAGAGATAAGATTCATTGAACCACCACCTACACCACTGGGTAAACTCGTGATTGCCGATAGGGAGTTGTTGTTAGCAAAGAGTAGAGCCATGTGTTACTCCTTTGGATTGTTGTCTTTAACTGCTTTAATAGCTTTAAACCACTCTCCAGTTTTATCACCTTTATCAGAGTTCATGTCATGATAAAGTTTATCTAATTGTTCTTGCACCGAAGGATAAGTTCGTGCCCTTTTAATTAAAATTTTATTTAAATTTTCTGAAGCATCACCATCAGAATTATAATTATCTAATTGTGCATCAGTAGGTTTATTTAAACCTGATACATTCCAAGATGCAATATAATCGCCTTTTCCATCAGAATCATTTTGAAGAATAATATTGTTTTGTTCTTCTTCCCAAGTTTTAGAGTTTGCCTCTAAATATAATTTTACTTTTGTATTTAATCTAGCCATAATTTTTCCTATAATATTATTCTAAATGCTCCAAAATATTTGTCATAAAGACCACCAGTGTTTCCACCATCATTTTTTGCACCATATAATTCATAATAATCGTCATCATCTGCATCTACTATTGCGTTAAGTGTCATAGTTTGTGCACCAGCACCACCATTAGTTCCAGGATTATAATATGAAGTATAAACTCCATATGCTGTCCCATTAGCTGATTCCATTATAGAACCATTTTTATAGATAGCTAAACGAACATAACTATTATCAACCATATTTATAGCACTAGCTTTTGCAGTAATCATATATTTTCCAGCAACTCCTGGAGTAAATCTGTCTGATGAATATGTATTATCACTATCAAAAACTTCTGTATCCATTGTTAATTTAGTCAAAGTGTTATCTGAAATATCTGTTCCATCTTCTGTATTTGTAGATTGAGCAAAAAATGCTGGAGTGTTAGCTCCACCAACACCAGACACAAAGTTTGCTCTAGTCATTTTTTTTAATGCACCAGAAGCAGATGTATCTGAAATTAAAATTAAATCATCTGTGGCAATAGAAGTTTCGGCTGTTTGTCCTGTGATTGCAGTAACATCTAAATGTTCATCACTGATTGCATCATCTACTATCTTAGCAGCTGTTACAGAATCATCTGAGGGTGTACCCACGTTTAAAGTATCACCTAATAAAATAATAAAATCAATTACATCACCCGTTGCTAAGTTACTAGCAAAAGTAATTGTTGCACCAGAGATAGTAAAAGAACTACCTGGTTTCTGTAAG